TGTGTATATCCTAATGAACCATCCTTGTAACGCCCATACTTCTCAACCCTTAAGTACCAAAACCAAGTGGGAATTCGCTTTCCTTCACTCTTAGCTTTATCAGCAGCAACTTGTATCTTTAAAGGATCAAGTCTATTATCTGTAGCAAATTCTGGTAAAGGAATTACCTCTACGGCCAACATTCTCTTAAGAACAGCTTCCTTATTAACCATAAGCTTATCAACATTCAAACCTTTATTATTGGTGGTGCCACTTACAAACATAAAGTTTGCAGTAACAACACCCTTATTCTCCAGCGCCGCTTGATGCGACATATATCTAACTGGATTAATAAGGTTCAAAACTCGTTCTAACTCTTCAGTTTTAAGTCCATCAGGAATTGTTGCCGCCATCTCATCCATGAAAGCATGCCAATGATACGAGCCTAACCCATCATCAAAATTCCTACCATTTCTAAAAGTAAACATCCATTCATCTCCAATGGAATAACCCAAAATACTACCTAATATAGCATGGGTCAAAGTGTTTAATGCTGTCTTTCCAACAGTCGTTGAACCATGGAACAACATAGCAAAAGGAGTATAACTTCTTTTAGAAATAGATCGCTGTACAGCAATCTGATTACGTAAGATTTTAACACGATCGTAATCTCTTAATATAACTGGATGAGGATTACTAGCGGAAATATATACGAGCGCTTTAACACGCTCATGCACACTTTCCACTCTTTTTGACATATCTTCTAAACCATTAACTCCACACTTAGAGGCTACTAAACCTCTAAAAGCGAGTTCTAAATTTGAAATATCCTCATGTAATCCAACGAGATTATCCTTAGCTTCAAAAAGCACTTTCCAATCTCCAGTAGCATAAAAAGCCCAGCCCTTCTCAAACAATAACTGCAAGAAAGACCAACCTTTCTTAAGAACATCAAATCCTGCAAAAGATTCTCCCTTAAAAGTTTTGAGTTGTAATATAACTTTACCGACTTCCACAGGTAATAAAGATGCATTTAAACATAGAGTTTCAAACAACTCTACAGATGCATTCCATAACTTACTAC